AAAATGATGCTATGCATTACGCTGTTGGACAGCAGGTTTACGGGGGTCATACTATATCAGCTATACTACATAATCAAGAAAACAACTCTTACAGTATATTTATAAAAAAAGAAAACGAGATAATGCCGTGGAAGAAATTTAATTCTAACATGGCTATATCTGTTGAGTATGATTTAGAATATTGATGAGAAGTTTATATGATTTTATTATCAAGCCTTTTGGTGATAGATACGAAAATGAAAAAAAGATTGGTGATAAAACTTTAATTTTAAATACTAAAATAGAAAGTTGGAAATCTGTAAACAATTTAGCTATTGTTGTAGAAACACCAAAAGCTTTTAAAACAAATATAAAAAAAGGAGATATAATAGTAGTACATCAAAATGTATTTAGAGTATTCTATGATATGAAAGGTGTTAAAAAAAATAGTAGATCATTTTTTAAAGATGGATTATATTTTTGTGCTATTGATCAAATATATTTGTATAAGAACACAGGAGATTGGCAATCATTTGGAAACAGATGTTTCGTAATGCCTTTAAAAAATAAAGACTCTTTAAAGCTAGATAAAGAACAAAAGCTTATTGGTATATTAAAATATGGTAATAAGTCCTTAGAAGCGCTTAAAATAGTCCCAGGGGATGTAGTAGGCTTCACGCCTAACAGTGAATGGGATTTTGTTATAGATGAGCAAAGAGTTTATTGTATGAAATCTAATGATATTGTAATTAAGTATGAACACGAAGGAAACGAAGAAGAGTATAATCCTAGCTGGGCAAAAAGCAGTTGAAGAATTAATTAAAGTAGCTAAAGAGGCTATTGTTGATTCAGGTGATGATATAACAGCTGATAGATTAAAAAATGCTGCGGCTACAAAAAAATTAGCTATATTCGATGCTTTCGAAATACTTACTAGAATAGAAGCAGAAGAAGCTTTGTTGAATGATAATCCAAAAGAAGTAAAAGAAGAAAAAGCTTTTAGAGGATTTGCAGAAGGAAGATCTAGGTAATGTATAAGCAAACATTATACCATGTTGTCAAAGATGCTATAAAACCTAAAGTTTTAAGTAGACTAAATAGATATAAGAAATGGGAGTACGGTTACAATAAAGAATATGATTTTGTTGTAATAAGTAAAACCGGGGAAATAGGAGAGATATATAATATACAAGGATTAAGAATAGCTTTACCTAAAGAAAAAGATATAAAAGAGTTTTCAACTAATAAATGGGAACATACAGAATATCCTAAAGAATTAAAAAGAATTAAATCAGTATTTGACTGGGATGAATATCCCGTTGAATTTAAAGAAAAATGGTATGACTATATTGACACAGAGTTTAAAAGGCGTGAAGATGGTTTTTGGTTTATTAATAAAGACAAGCCTACTTATATTACTGGTACTAACTACATGTACCTGCAGTGGTCCAAGATTGACGTTGGGCAGCCAGACTTTAGGGAATCAAACAGATTATTCTATTTATTCTGGGAAGGCTGTAAGGCAGATCAACGGTGTTACGGAATGTGTTATCTTAAGAACAGACGGTCAGGTTTCTCTTTCATGGCATCAGGCGAAACGGTTAATCAGGCAACAATATCCACAGATTCAAGATTTGGCATTTTATCAAAGTCCGGGCCAGACGCCAAAAAGATGTTTACTGATAAGGTCGTACCCATTTCAGTTAATTACCCCTTCTTCTTCAAACCAATCCAGGACGGTATGGACAGGCCGAAGACAGAGCTCGCGTACAGGGTACCGGCGTCGAAGTTTACCAGAAAGAAACTTGACACCAACGAGAAACTTAAGGAGATCTCCGGGCTCGACACCACGATCGACTGGAAGAACACAGGGGACAACTCGTACGACGGTGAAAAATTAAAACTATTAGTACACGATGAAAGTGGCAAGTGGGAAAAACCCACAAATATATTAAACAACTGGAGGGTAACTAAAACTTGTTTAAGATTAGGATCTAGAATTATAGGCAAGTGTATGATGGGATCAACATCAAACGCATTAGACAAAGGAGGGGCTAACTACAAGAAATTATATTATGATTCAGACGTTAACAAAAGAAACGCCAATGGACAGACTCGTTCAGGACTCTATTCTTTGTTCATACCTATGGAATGGAACTACGAAGGATACATTGATTCTTATGGCTTACCTGTATTCAATACACCAAAAAAACCGGTTGAAGGACCTCAAGGAGATTTAATTGATACGGGCGTAATAGAGTATTGGCAAAACGAAGTTGAGGGGTTGAAAGAAGATCAAGACGGTCTTAATGAATTTTATCGTCAGTTTCCAAGAACAGTAGAACATGCTTTCAGAGACGAAGCTAAAGAATCTTTATTTAACCTAGCTAAAATATATGAGCAAATAGATTATAATGCTGATTTAAAAAATACCGCTGTTATAACTACAGGTAGTTTTCAATGGCAAGATGGTGTTAAAGATTCTAGAGTTATATTTATACCAAATAAAGATGGTAGATTCAAAGTGTCTTGGGTGCCACCAATTGAGCTGCAAAACCGAATGATAATTAAAAATGGTAAGAAATATCCAGGAAACGAGCATTGCGGCGCTTTTGGGTGTGATAGTTATGATATATCAGGTACTGTAGATGGAAGAGGATCTAATGGCTCTTTGCATGGCTTAACAAAATTTAGTATGGAAAATGTTCCTCCGGATCATTTCTTTTTAGAATATATAGCAAGACCACAAACTGCAGAAATATTTTTTGAAGATGTATTGATGGCTTGCGTATTTTATGGTATGCCAATATTAGCCGAGAATAATAAGCCTAGATTACTGTATCATTTTAAAAGAAGAGGCTATAGGGGATACTCTATGAATAGACCTGATAAATTAAAGCTTTCCGTAACAGAAAGAGAAATAGGTGGAATACCTAATTCAAGTGAAGATATAAAACAAGCACATGCGGCAGCTATAGAAACATACATAAATACCAGAGTAGGATTACTAGAAACAGGGTATGGAAATATGTATTTTCAAAGAACATTAGAGGATTGGGCAAGATTTAATATAAACAATAGAACGAAGCATGATGCCTCTATAAGTTCAGGATTAGCATTAATGGCTTGCAATAAAAATAGATATATACCTAGAGCTAAAGTAGAATATAAAGCTATAGATTTAGGTATTAAACGATACGACAATAAAGGCGGTATGTCTAAAATAATAAAATAAATGATAATACAGACTAACACTAACAGTTCATTTCCAAGCCAGGTAGTAAGCGAGGCTGAAAAATCTAGCTTAGATTATGGTATACAAGTAGGTAGAGCTATAGAAGGAGAATGGTTTCAAGAGGGAAGAGCTGGAAATAGATACGTTCAATCTTACGCTACCTTTCATAGGTTAAGATTATACGCTAGGGGTGAACAAAGTGTTCAAAAATATAAAGATGAATTATCAATAAACGGAGACTTATCTTATCTTAATTTAGATTGGAAACCTGTTGCTGTTATATCTAAATTTGTAGATATTGTTGTTAACGGAATGGCTAACAAATCTTATGATATTACGACATTTGCACAAGATCCTTTTTCTGTTAAGAGCAGAACAGATTACGCGGCTGCTATTGAAAAAGACATGAATGCTAAACCTATGCTTGAAAATATAAAGCAAGAATTAGGGATGGATATGGCTCGAACTGGAAATTTAGAAGATCTTCCAGAAAGCAAAGAGGAATTAGATATTCACATGCAAATGACTTACAAACAGAATGTTGAAATAGCAGAAGAAGAGGTTATTAATAATGTTTTAGCGTTTAATAAATATGATCAAACTAAAGCAAGAGTTGCTTACGATTTAGCTGTTTTAGGTATAGGAGCAGTAAAAACAAGATTTGATTTAAGCGAAGGTATTAAAATTGATTATGTTGACCCCGCTCGTATAGTTTATTCATACACGGAAGATCCAAATTTTGAAGACATATATTATGTAGGAGAAGTTAAAGCTATAAGTATTCCTGAATTAAAAAAACAATTTCCGGATATACCAGATGAAGAGCTTCAAAGAATACAAAATATGCCAGGCAATTCTCAATACGTTACTGGTTGGGCAAATTATGATCAAAACACTGTGCAGGTTATGTACTTTGAGTACAAGACTTATGTTGATCAAGTGTTTAAAATAAAGAAAACAGATCAAGGCTTAGAAAAAACATTAGAAAAACCTGACACCTTTAATCCACCAGAAAATGATAATTTTGATAGAGTATCTAGATCTATAGAAGTTTTATATACTGGAGCTAAAGTTCTTGGAAACAATTACATGCTGGAGTGGAAGATGGCAGAAAATATGACCCGACCTACCGCGGATACAACTAAAGTAAATATGAATTACTGTATATCTGCGCCTAGAATGTATAAGGGTAGAATAGAATCTTTAGTAAGTAAAATTACAGGTTTTGCTGATATGATTCAATTAACCCATTTAAAATTACAACAAGTAATGTCTAGAATAGTACCAGATGGTGTATTCTTAGATATGGATGGTTTAGCTGAAGTTGATTTAGGTAATGGAACTAATTATAATCCAGCGGAAGCATTAAATATGTATTTCCAAACTGGTTCTATTGTTGGTAGATCACTCACGCAAGATGGTGAATTAAATAGAGGTAAAGTTCCTATTCAAGAATTGTCATCGTCGTCGGGACAAGCTAAAATACAAAGTTTAATTGGTACGTATCAATATTATCTTCAAATGATAAGAGACGTAACTGGTTTAAACGAGGCAAGAGATGGTAGTGCTCCAGACAAAGATGCTTTACTTGGATTACAAAAAATGGCCGCTAACGCCTCTAACACAGCTACAAAACATTTACTAGAGTCATTATTATACTTAACAGTTAGAACTTGCGAAAACGTAAGTTTAAAAGTAGCGGATTTAATTCAAAACCCTTTAACTGAAAATTCTTTAATAAATTCCATAAGTACATTTAATGCTGAAACGTTGGAAGAACTAATGAATTTACAATTGCATGATTTTGGTATTTATATTCAATTAGAGCCTGAAGAAGAAGAAAAAGCTTTGCTTGAGCAAAACATTCAAATGGCCTTGCAAACAGGAACAATTGCTTTATCTGATGCAATAGATATACGAGAAATAAAAAATACTAAATTAGCTAATCAATTCATAAAACTAAGACAAACACAAAAAATTAAAAGAGAACAAGAGCAGCAGCAAGCAAATATTCAAGCTCAAGCTCAAGCCAATGCTGAATCTGCAGAAAAAGCGGCTATGGCAGAAGTTCAAAAACAACAAGCATTAACTCAGGAGAAAGTTAGTATTGAACAAGCTAAATCACAATTTGAAATACAAAGAATGCAGACAGAGGCTCAAATAAAAAGAGAGCTAATGGCTGAAGAGTTTCAATACAATATACAACTAGCTCAGGCTCAAATGGGTGCAACAAAAGCAAAAGAGCAAGAAATTGAAGATAGAAAAGATCAAAGAATAAAATTACAAGGAACACAACAATCCGAACTAATACAACAAAGACAAACAGAAGGATTACCTAAGAATTTTGAATCATCAGGTAATGATGTTCTGGGTGGTTTTGGACTAGAAGAGTTTGGCCCTAGTTAAAATTGCAAACAATTATTTAATTATATTATATTATGTCAGAAACAAAAACAAATGAACCTGTTAAGCAGGAAGGAGACTTTAGTTTAAAAGGAAAATCCAAAAGACCAAAACAATTATCAAACAAAGCGCCTGAAATAGTAAAGGTTAATATTAAAGAACCTTTAGTAAATTTAGAGCCAGATGTAACAAAAGTTGTTATATCTAAAGACGAATTAAAACAAGAAGCGAATGCCATTCAAGAGCAAAGCACAGAGAGCGGCGTGTTACATACAGAACAACCCAAAGTGGGATTGCAAGAAGTGGGACAAGGAAACTCAGGGCCCATTGAAGATGTTAAAGAAGATTTGCCGCTGCAAGAAATAACTGAAGAAGTAAAGCAAGTAGTTCAAGAAGCAAAAGAAGCAGTAAGAGATGAAAAAATTTTAGGTAAGCCTTTACCAGAAAACGTTGAAAAGCTAGTTGCTTTTATGGAGGATACTGGAGGAACTGTTGAAGACTACGTTAGACTAAATGCAGACTATTCTTCTGTTGATGATAAAACACTATTAAAAGAATACTATAAAAAAACAAAACCTTATTTAGAATCAGATGACGTTAGCCTACTATTAGAAGACTACGATTACGATGAAGATATAGACGAGGAAAGAGATATACGCAAGAAAAAAATTGCGTTTAAAGAAGAAGTTGCAAAAGCTAAAAACTTTTTGGAAGAAACCAAGAGTAAATATTACGACGAAATCAAGTTGAGACCCGGCGTAACTCAGGAACAACAAAAAGCTATGGATTTTTTCAACCGTTACAATGAAGATCAAGAAACAGCTACTAGGCAGCATGAGGATTTTAAATCTCAAACTAATAACTATTTCAATAACGAATTCAAAGGTTTTGAATTTAATGTTAGTGGAAAAAAGTTTAGGTATGGAGTACAGGATCCAAGTAAAGTCGCAGAAGACCAGTCTAACATTAACAACTTTGTAGGAAAGTTTCTAAACAAAGAAGGTAAAGTAACAGACACTAAAGGTTATCACAAAGCTTTGTTTATGGCATCTAATGCAGATACTATTATCAATCACTTTTATGAGCAAGGGAAATCAGATGCTACCAAAGATATTATAGGTAAATCTAAAAACCCAAGCGCACAACCTAGACAGGTGCAAGAAGGTAAATTTATTAATGGTTTAAAGGTTAGGTCTATAAGCGGTCAAGATTCTTCAAGATTAAAAATAAAAACAAAAAAATTTAACTAAAAAATTATTATTATGAGTTTAAGTCCTCAATTTGGTAGTTTAATCCCTTCGCAGTCGCAAGAGATTTTAAACAGTAACTACCTACAATTTAACGGTGGTGCAGGAGCTGGCGATACAAACACGTTCGCTCAACAGTATTTACCAGAAATTTATGAACAAGAAGTAGAGCGTTATGGAAACAGAACGTTATCTGGATTCTTAAGAATGGTTGGCGCTGAAATGCCAATGACAAGTGATCAAGTAATTTGGTCTGAACAAAACAGATTACATATATCTTATCAAGGTGTTGGAGTTGTAAATGGTGCTGTTGGTACGACTAGTACTATTACTTTATTCGCACTTGGAACTGCTGGATTACAGAATGTTATCTCAATCAATGATACTATTGTATTTTTAAATCCTGCAACAGGAGAAGAAAGTAAAGCATTAGTAACTGATTCTGGAGCTTACGCTGGATCTGGTCTTGCTGCAACTGATATTGTAGTACAACCTTTTGATAATGTTCAAATTACTGCAGCTCTTGCAGCAGTTGGATGTAAAGTGTTTGTATATGGTTCTCAATACCAGAAAGGTCAAAGCATGGATGGTGCT